GTTTCTCATACATTTGCTCCCATTTTGACAGTGAGACCAAAGAATGCTCTAGATCCAAAGTCACATCGTCTATAGTGACGAATTCTTGTATCTTCTCGTCAAACATTTCGACACCTGGAACGATAATAGTGAGCATTCTCTAGTCTCCTGTCCTCTAATCAAGGCCCAGCAAAGAGTGCGATAACAGCATCCGGAGTAGGAAGAGCTGCTTCCACTGATGCTGCACCATACAGAAGGTTCTCGAGCGCAGTAAGATCGCCTGGATCCACCACGGTGGAATCGACAACGATCAGTGAAGTCGGCTTGAGACCTGTAACTGGAACAGGCGTAGTCGTGATGTCCCAACTGAATGCAATTGCCTCCGGCGAATCATTGATAGTTGCATAGGCCTTCTCCGAAGGAGCTGCCTGACAACCATAAATTAGATGCAACTTATAGCCGAAATCCATTCCGTCGACATCATTACCAACCTTCGTCCGATAGCTCAGACCAAACATCTTGCGGGTCTGCTGTCCAACAGCAACTCCCGGCGTCGAAAGATCTGTACCATCGCACTGTCCGAACTCTTCTGGATACGTAAACGCTTCGATGGTGCCGCCGAACTCCTCGGCAGAAATGATGTTCAGATACTTAATGTTATCTGCATACTGCGGAGAAGCTTCAGCACCAGACGGCGATTCGGTAACAGTCGTAAGACCATTCCACGCGAAACCGGTATTGTATACTCCCGCTGCATCCGGAAGATAGAGAACTCCGTGATCTACACCGGTCTCATACAGCTTTTCGCCGACCTGGTCCCAAGTCAAAGGGGCCATTTTCTTCCTTTCCTTTAGAAGTAAACGTTAAAAACATCGTGATTTAAGTTATCAACTGTATAAAATCTATTAAATAGGCTCATTTGCATTGCTGCCACTTTACTTGGAATTTCGCTATCAGGATCTTGATCAATAACCGTAATTGCATAACGGATTGTATGATCATACGTAATGTCATCCGCAAATTTAGTGTCTGCAAAGTCACGTTTATAAATAATGCATGGGTATTCCAGCTTTACATTAGTTGGTGGCTGAAAATACACATTTGGAGTAAACGATTCAAGGAGTTGGTGCAGCTGTTGGCGTGGGGCCATTATACACCTCCCCCAATCTAAGGAGTAGGCGAGGACTCTGTACTTCGACGCTTGTCACTGTCCACAAAGTCCCCGCCCATTCCACATAACGAATGGCAAAGAAGTGATCGTTAGCGTACGCATCAGCTACAATACTAATTGAGTTTTGGACACTGAGATCAAAATTGAGGTTTTCTCCTTCACGAAGATTCCGTGCATTTCGAATAACATCTCCGTAATATGAATGTTCAACAATCTCATCGACCCATACACCAGGCGCACTTTCTACTGATTCACCGGCATAACCGATACGACCATAGAACCTCGCCATGAAAAACCTACCTTACGATTGGTTCTCGAACGTCCACTCATCGTCCTGGTTACTGGCGAAGAAATTACCACTAGTCGGTGTAGCCTCAACGGTGAGTGATGCACCCGAAGCCAACACAACCGGAGTACCCGTGACAAGTGTTGCACCCGTAGCCTTGTTCTTGTAGACAACACCCGGTGTAGTCTTCACAACAACTGTCGTACCATCAAAGTCCGGCTTCTCAGGAGTAACCTGCGTTGAACCTGCTGCAGCGCGCTTGATGACCAGACCCGAGCGAAGCTTTGTGAGCGCTCCCGAAAGACGCGTCTCATACAGATACTTGTACTGGTTGTAGTCAATGTCAAAGTCGTCGAAGAAATTGACATCTCCACCCTTGTCAGTACCGAGCGTATAATCCTTCAGATTCACGATGATACCAACGAGATCCGGCTCACGCTCCATGACCTCGACTGTCACAATGGCAGAAACGCCCATTTCCGAAGCAAGTTCGGCCGGACTCTTCCACAGACGATGACCGAACTGATCACGAGTAAGAAGAAGCGACGTGAGCATCGGCAGAGTTGTATAGAAGACCGGTGAGCCCGATCCCTTATAGAACCCCATAGCATTGACAATCCCATCAACCGTTTCGATTGAAGTCGCTGAATCATCAACAGTAACCGTTGCCGCATAGAGATCATGATCATAAAGAATTGAACGAATGCCTGCACCTTCAGACGCGCCCGCAGGATCTTTGATCTTATCGTCATCATCGACATCACGACCATCACCGATAAGAATGGCCGCTGCGATCTCTTCGTCCAACATCAGACGCATCTCAGCCTTGAGCCACATCACGACATCGAAGTCCGTGATATCGAGAATATCATCACGATCGAGCTTCTGCTTCTTGTAGACCGTGCTCGGTGTGGTAACACGCTTCGAAACGCCGAACCACTCTTCCTTCTTCAGATTACCCTTGATGTAACCACGTGCACGAGCCTCGTCGAATGTGATGTCAGCGACGAGTGACTTAATGCGTGAGAACGGGGAGTGCTTGGTTCCATTGAGAACTCCAGAAACCCACTCGACCCTCCGACTGTCGAATTCTGGAGAATCGGTAACCGCGCGAGCATCAGGGAAAAGAACATCGATGTTATCGATACCATGCTGAAGGGCATAGTGCTCGACAGCTTCTTTCAGAGAACCAGTTCTCTTAGCTTCGTCAACGATTCCCTTAAGGGCGTCATGTGAGAGAACATGCTCTTCGTCCTTTTTGCCTCCGTTCTGCTGCTCGAAGACATTACGAGTCATGCGCCGTCCTTCCTCTTCATTTTTGTCATCAGTATGAACGAGTTCTGATTCTGACTCTTTGCCAGACTGAGATTCAGCTTCGTCGGAATGAGATGCAGCGTCATCGGAATGAGTTGCAGCTTTCTCCTGTTGAGCTTCAAGTGCAGCACCAATCATATAATGAACGACATCCTTCTGTTCATCCGTCATAGAATCATAAACTTCCTGAACTGTGGGATCCTCGGCAGAGTGAGTTGCCTCATCATCCTTCTTGTCATCCTTCTCACTATCCGAAGAATGAGCAAGCTCCAATCCAGTATAAATAATCGCCTCATCATCCAAGGTAACCATGTCGCCATCACCATGCGCCAAAGTAATGTTGTCGATAAGTGCACCAGGATTAGCACCCGACAATACTAGGCTGAGCTCACGAATAAATCCATGAAGAACCTGCTTGGACTTCTCGGTAAGCTGGTTAGCATAAATAGACAGCGACTTGATGTCCTTGTGCTCTACCAGAGTTTTGGCATTCTTTGCTGACTCAGTTTCATTGAAGAAACCGTAAGCGTAAACGCCATCATCACGGTGCTCGAGTACTGCATAGCCGAGCACATTGCTGGGCTCACTATGTCCGTGCTGCCAAACCAGCGGAACGGTTTCTTTATCCTGATGCTTGAAGGCATCTGGCATGATTGTCCGACCGTCGGAGCACTTAAGACCAGCTTTCGTGGCGTAGCCGCTAAAATCAGGCTTCTGATCTTCCTCATGCTTCAAGAAAGAAAAGCCCTGAATTTCAGGCTTAGCCTCAGCTCCCATTTTGAACGTCCTTCCTTAACCTTTGACTTAGAATAGGTGCTAGATCAACCTTGGTCAGACTGTCGGCTCCATTAGATGCTCCATTAGATGCTGTGCGATCTGGATTAGCTGCTGGCATGTTACTATTAATAAGCTTGTCAGCTTTCGGATCCTTGTGCGGAGACAGACCAACCACCTGACGCATTTCATTCGACGTCATAATCTCATTGCGCGTAAATTTGTCAGCAATCTCGGCAATGTTCTCAACCGGGACCAAACGGAACGGGTCTCTAAAGAACTGAATTGTTTGCCTTTGAGTTCGCGCAGTTTTTGTCAAGAAAGTACGTCGCATAGATTCAACTACAGCCGTAAGAACCGGCTCAATAGTACGATTCCAATAATTCAACATAGCTTTTTCGTCAGCTGTACCATTCATAACTTCTTCTGTCAGACCGAGTTGACCATAAAGCATTTCAGTCAAATACTCGACTTGACCCATAAGATTGTTTTCAGCTGGACGATTTAGCTGCGTGATCTTTTCAGTTCCGTCTGTATAAGCAATACCGTACTGACTACCTTTAAGCTGGAATTCGATATCAGTACGACGTTGCTCTGCTTGCTGTCTACGAGCTTCAGATTTGATTACATACGGAAGCTGAATGATCAGATCAAGTTTTCCAGAAGCCGATAGTTCATCAATAGAATCCAACAAATTAAGTTTACGAAGAAGACGTTGCAACGTTGAGTTCGGCTCATTCATTACCGAATA